AAACTCTGAACACTGTTCAGGTCGGGGAAGTCCAACAGGGCCAAGCCATCCTCGCGGGATAGTAACCCGGTCCTCATCATCTCCTCAACCGTCTGAAGGCGGGCAGCGGGGGTGACAGGGAGCAGTGAGGTGGGGAACACCTGCATGATGTATTGGTCTTCCGCAAGGTCAACGCTTTTCCAACTAACCTTCTCCAAGTTGCTCTTGTCGAAACTCGTTACGGAGAAGTCCCCGCCGCGAGAACTAACATCTCGTGCTATATCGATCATTATTTTTGCTGCGTTTAAAAACATAGACTCATATGACCTCGCAAATGACAAGAATCTCTCCGATTCGATGTCAGAAAACTCACGCAAAGCCCTTCCCGACTCTAGTCCGGCGGGCTTGCGGCTCGATGCCGACAATTGGCTCACGCCAACTATCTCATAAGCCCTTTGGTATAGTCTATCTAAATGCGAAAACATCTCAGGACTAATTGCCTGTGCCGTTTTGTAGATGGGTGCCGTGCCTGCGTACTCAATAATACCACCAATCTCATTGTTCAGGTGTGCCTTGCTCACCTTAGAGCCGCGCTCTATGAATACCTTCGGTACACTCACTAGGTGCATGGCTATCTGTATCGTTTTGAGTAGTTTATTGATTTCGATCTGAAGACCCGTCAACTGCTCTGCCATCCCCTGACCCCAAAAGCCCAATGCCTTGCTGCTCCACTTAAGGTTAACAAATGGGAAGTATGGCTTAGTGTATTCCTCGTCCAAGAGAACCGCAGTAGCGATGCATATAGTGTGCCTGCCGTCCCCTGCATTGCGAGTAGAGGGTAAGTGCCAAGCCTCTATGACTTCGACACCATCGAAGATTGCCGCATCAGGTGAGGAGATGGAGCTTTCTTCCGTGTCACCCGAGGAACGTATGATTTCCCCGGCGTACTCAGGGTACACGCTGATCAAGACCTCCCTGTTGATCATCTTGCGTTGGAACATCTGACGGGGTTCGCCATAGATGGATTCTGAATCGTCAACTAAGATCTCGTGCGGCAACACGCGCTCTACGGTGATCTCTTTGTTGTCTTCGTATATCTTCATAAACCCTGTACCAAAGATGCAGGAGTCCCTAACAACCTCCTCACCTATCTTGTAGATGTCACTCGCATAGAACAAGCCCTGAGTGAACTTGTTAAGCATCTTGGCTTTGCGCTTCATGGTCCAATTTCCACCACTCGTCAGGAACATGGGTCGCGGTCTGTTCTTCATAATCTTCGAGACGATAGTTGAAACCATAGAGTGTACTATGTTCAAGGAAAGGTTGCTATCGAGTCGATTGAAGCTTGCGGATGGTCGTGCGTATGCCTTGGAGCTTAAGCCGTCAATGGGGGTGTTGCCATACAGTCTCAAGTGACGCAGGTCTGACGTAGTCCTATAGGACTGCTTATCGTCTATATAGTTTATTGCATCAAAAATGAAATTGTTGAGTTCGTTCTCGGGCGCTTGCCACCAAAAGGTGCTGTACTTCTCCCTGTAAGATTTCTTATCGGTTGGCATGTGTTATTCCTCCGCCCTGTTCATTCGACGGTATTCCTCAAGAAAGAGCTTCATCATTGCCCTTAACTCAGAGTCAGTCGTTGCCAAACCAAATGTTTTCTTCATGTTTTTCAAGTCCTGACTCGGAATGCGTTTTGATTTGGCGGTTCTTGGTCGGCTCGGCTCCACCGAGTCGGGGACGGGTACCATCTCTTCGGGAGCGGGAGCCATCTTGTTAGGGGGTGTCGGCTCAGGGTTGGGTACATCGAGCATTGGTGGTGCCGGAGGAGATGGTCGAGGCCATCCCGATGACGGAACTGATTGAATGGCCGCTTGATTTTGCCTCCTAATGGCATAGTCAAGCTCCCTCTGTTTCTCAAGTTCATCAACAGCCAAGCGAATGTCTTGGTTGATGTCCCCAAGGACACCCATCACCTTTTCATCTAATTTCTTTACAATATCTTCAGGCATAGCTACCTCGCTGAATAGTATAGAAGCTCATCGTCTTCTTCCTGATTTGTCTTGCTTTCGTTTTTCTGCATATACTTGCCCACATCCTCGGCGGGCAAATGGATAAAGTGTGTGAACTTCATAGATACGCCACCCATCGTGAACTCTTGAACTCCGTTTGATTTTAGAACTTTCAATAGCGCATCTAGTTTACTAGGGTTTTCTAGCATTTGTAAACACACATCTTCTTTTTTTAACATTATAGTGCCTCCCACCAATCCATGCGCTTTTCGCGCTCAATTTTATCACACTCAGCCATTTCCCATTCGTCCCATATCTTTTCCCAATATTCTTTTGTTCCATAGCGTGGATTAAATGGCAATTCTTCGCTACAATAGTGTTTGGACTCACGCCACGCATACAAAAAGGCATCTGATAAATGGTTTTCAAAACGCTTATCCTCAGTTTTCTGATTTTCAGCCCACTGCAAGAGGTTCCATTCCCCAACAATGTCGGAGTTAGGTGGGACTTTGACGAAGCCGGAGCGCAGATCTCCGTTCAGAAGTTCAATATAGCTAAACTTGTCATGTTTGCTTGCGGCGATGACGGGGATATTATAACGGATACGGAACTCCTCCGCGATACTCTTTCCAAGGCCGCCCGTATCCATTACGATACGAGTAAATTTATAGGTTTTCTCAAGCTCCTCGATGTGCTGCGCGATCTCTGCCGGAATCATCCCGACACGTTTCATTTCGTAGACGAGATAGAGAGTAGGAAGATACCGATTAAAGGCACAAACAGTAAACGCCGATGCATCGTTGAAACCCAAATCCACGCCAAGTATGTAGTCGAAGTCATAATCCAAAGTGGGGAGGGAATCGTAAAGATTAACAGCCTCGTTGAACTTATAAACAAGACTATCTGCGGAACGCACCCACCTCCCGCGCCACTCACGTAAATAGACAGGATGCTCGTTGTCCCACCCCCTGCGTGTCATCCGCTTGTCTAGCCAATCCTGCGCATGGGGAATGTGGGGGTTGTCCAAGATAGTCCAATAATGATTACTATAATCCGAATTGGGTTCTGTCGTTGCACGGTGAAAGATTCCCGTACAGGCAGCATTAGGTGTCCCAATGAGGCACATAGTTCCATCATGGTCTATCAAGGTTGGTTCCAACACCTCTTCGACTAATTCATCCATGTGTGGTCCAAAAGAGGCACACTCATCGATGATGATAAGCACAAACGCACTTCCTCGAAGCTTGTCGATGTCGGCTTGGTCGTTCGCTGCCGTCAGGTAGATGACGCTCCCATTAGGGAGATACGCCGTCAGCTCGGCATTGTTGAACTTGATGTTCATACTATACTGACGGTCTAGCTGTTTGAGCTTGGGCCACATTACACGCTTGGCATTGATGCGTGTAAGGGCGATATAGGCTGCTTCGCTCTCAGGGTTCTCTAGCGCCTGTTTCAGGAGATATACGGCACAGGAGTGGGTCTTACCCGCTCGGCGGCTACAGAGGGCCGTCTTGAGCTTTGCAGGGTCACTTATGAATGCTACCTGCTTGTCAAAGCAGTCTTTAAAGAATTGGGTGGACCTCTCGGTGACCTGTGTCGACTTCTCCTTACGTGGAGTGTCCCCAAAACGCTTGATGTACTCCTTGACGAGTTCACGCGCCTCGATGGGGTTCATTTGGTCGGACTTTTTACCCATATCTTCTTAACAGTACCGCCTATAGTGGTTTTGACATCGCAAATTATGCTTTTGAGCTTTGCGGGCATCTTGCCCTTAATCTGCTGTTGGATGTTGTATACCTCTTTGTCTGTCATGCTAGGTATGCCCTTCATATTGTATTCGTGTGACTTCTCCGGGCAATCAGTTATCATTATTCCGTTTATGGTGTAATCCCTAGTTTTCACGTTCTTCCTCTTTGTTCTTTAAGGGTACGAATGGGTGCCAAGTTGGGTTCTTAAATCTCTCAAAGAACAGCAGCTTTCTTTCTTCCTTTTTTGGCTTTTTTGGCGGGCTTTCCGTCAAGGGGGATGCCTTCTTCTTGTTCATGTGAATAGCCTTTCGGTTGACCTGTAGAAAACATATCGATAGCAGGCTCTTCCATTGTCTCACAGTGCGCCACATTAGACAAAGGCACAATTACACTCAGGTGCTGCTTATGAACGATTACAAACCCGTCTACAAGCTCTATATAGCTAATGCGTTGGTTGCGGTCATCCAATGATGCATAAGACACTAGGGACCCGTTAGGGAGCCTCACGTTGTTTTTGAATCTAACCGTTTTTAGTTTCATCCTGTACTCCTTGACTCATGTACACATAAAGCAAATATGGGTTGTACACAATTTTCTTTTCTTTGTTTTGCTGCCTTGAGTTTTTGTACTTCATAAAGTGGGTCGTGATTATGTGGTTGCCCAAGGACCACCCGAACTCAGCAAGGAGCAGTTTGCACAACCCCTTGTTGCGATACTCCTTCTTGGTGTACACAAAGTGTAACACAGGTGTGTCATAGACCTCACCACAGGCCCATGAGTAGATTTTGGTGGGGTCCTGAGTGTCACAGGCTACCTTTATGATTGCTCTGCTCAGAAGGTGGTCTATTACCTTCCTGTGTTGAGAGTAGAAAACGCCATTGCTGATGCCAACCGAAAATGGACTTTCTCGGTATTGCTTGAGCCATGAGTTGTAAATTAGGGGCAAGTCATCTTGCGTAGCGTCCCTAACTATAACGTTTAACTGCTCTTCCAAAATTTCTCTCTTTCAACTTGACAGGGTATATATGTAATATATATATAAATACGTGGCCTGATAAGAAGAACGCTGTGGCGGCTCCGAGGTGGCTAATATCTATTAGATATATATTATATACTACACATCAGTAGCATTCTTAATCATTTCTTCAATCTCATTGTCACCAATCTTAAGCGTCTTAAGCGCATCCTTGATTCGCCTCTTAAGGTCGCTATCATCCATCCTATCAATCTCACTCAGCCCGCGAACGTCCCCCTCTAGCTTCACTAGCCTGTCGAGGGAGGTAATAAGCCGGGACAAGTGCTTTGAACGGTTCTCGTCCAAGCAGTCGGACTCTACACCTATAGACCCCGCTAGTTTGGTCATCTCCATATGGACTAATGATAGGAAGTCCGATATGAGTCCTTGCGAACTAGGGATAACCTTAGCGACCTGCATCCTATGACGCATTGAGTCACGAACTAGCTTGTCATCGGTGTACTCTTCCTTATTCTTTTCCGGCAGGGGGACTAATTGGTGCTTGTTGCGCTTCTGCATCGGGTCCTGCCTCCAATTGGGTAACAACCATCATAGCAACGTCCAAACCATCAATTTGGGAGTCCAATGCGCCCAATTGCTTGCTCAAACGGTCAATTTGATGCGTTAAGGCCCCTCGTTGGGTGCATAGCTCCGTATACTTGTTATTAATGGCCTCTTTGCCCTCGTTGCCCTCAGTGGGTGTGTTATTCTCCATAATTTAGTCCTTTCTTGTTTAATGTCATGTTTTCGGCTCCAAAAAATAGAATGTGTTTTGTGGCTGCGTCATTACCTGTGTGAGATGCAATTGTAATGCCAATTCGAGGGGGGGTGCATCGGCTTTTTTTTTCTGAGATTTTCTGTCACAGCTCCAAGCCCCTGAATTCGTTGGGGATTCTGAAGCCTGCACCATATCGCCGTTGGGATTGCATGGCCTCGGGCATAGCCCATTATTGCGCCTATGGTGCGCGCGATATCGGAATTATCGGCAGGCTTTGGGGTCGGTCTTGGTGGTTTTGGTGGGTTTATCGGTGTGAAATATGTTTTAAAGTGGTATGCTGTGTGCT